CGTAGTAGCCCGAGCTGCCGATCTGTGCGGAGTCGCCCGTACCAATTTCACTTTTCGGCATATTATCGATTGTCTGTTCCTTTGTGTAATCGATACACGCCTTTACAAATCCAGCGAAGCTCAGCTTCGCGCCGATATGCAGTTTCTTCGCCGCAAATTTCCCGTCACTTCCGGAAACTGGCGGATCGAGCGCTTCAACTTCTGCGAAATCTGAAAACTTCCCGTTTTCACCTACGAGATCGTAGAAGTTAAGGGTATCGAAGGGGTTGACGCAGTAGTGCATCATTCCTTTGCCGCAGATCGCGCCATCTGCCTCTTCGTAGTCCGTGTTCTCGGCATACTGCTTGCCTCGGCAGATCATACCGGGCGCAAATGCCTTGTAGCCTTTTGCATTTTCCATAATGTTTCCTCCTTCATTCATGCTGTCTTTTGTTCAAATCCCAGCGCCCCGGCCAGCTCCGAGTCGCTGTATTCATCCCTTACATAGTCCCCGAAGCACTCCGTATGTACCAGCACTCCGTTGCAGCAGAAGCACTCAGTTCCTTCATAGATGTCTTCCCGGCAGTATGCGCACTGGCCGACGATTACCGGCTCCGGCTCGTCGATGCCGAGATAGAGGTTCTCACCATCGTATCCCACGGCGTTTCGCCTCCTTTTCCAAGAGCTTTTCGCACAGGCTCTGCACGCTTGCACAGTGCATAGCCTCGCAGAGCTGCTGCAGGACTTCTGCGCCGCCGTCCGTCAGGCGGAAGTAATACCGGTTCGTCTTCTTCCGGCGATCCGCGCGGTTCTTCGGCGCGTCCAACGCCTTGATCGCCGCGGCTGCCTCCGGAACAAGCTGCACACCGTATTTCTCCGGCGCTTCGCACTGAGAAAGCAGGCATTTGTTGAACTTCGGGTAGTCGGCCCGATGTACCGCATCGACGCAGGCTTTCGCACCGTGCCGGACGCGGGAATCCGTTAAACTTGACATAGGTTCCTTTCTGCCCTATAATAAAGGCGTCTTAAGTTTCCTTTTGGCCTCTGTCGCGTTGCCGCGCGGCAGGGGTCATTTTTTGTTACGCCAGCCCATACAAGAGTGTGACGAGCGCGACGAAGCCAGTCACGACGCATTCATACGTCATTTCCGCCGTCCCTGCCATTGCTGACAGGATCATCGCTGCGCCGCTCACCCAAAGGCACAGGCCCTTGACGATCCGCCGCGCCGCCTTGCGGGCCTCCAATTCCTCCCGCAGCCGTTCCCGGCGCTCCTCCAGGCTTTCCCCTTCAGGAATTTCCGGCGGCTCATATCCGATCCTCCGCTCTGCAAGATTGGTTCTCATTCTGCCAACTCCTTCCTCCATACCGGGCTGTCCTCCCGGTTCACGCAGTAGCGCATAGTTTCCTTGAATTCCTCGCCTATTCCCCGCTGGCAGAACGCGGCATAAAATATGTTCAGGATTCGCGCGGCAGCAGCGCTCAGTTCCAGCGCGCTGCCGGATAGCGCAGATACCGTTTTTTTGCCGTCCATGCCGATCTCGACGTGTACCTTCCCGTTATCCATTGGTTTCCTCCTTCGTCTCCTGCATCCGCCTGACGATCCGCGCCAGACGGGCATTTTGTGTCACGAGCTTCTGCGCGTCCAGGTCAAGCCCCTTGCGCTTGAGTCCGTTAATGATCTGCGCCGCCTGGCACTCGCAGACCAGCGCCGCCTCGATCAGATCATGCAGCTCCTGCGCATTCAGCGTCAGGGTGTAGGTCTTCACTTCCGCCATGTTGCATCCTCCTTCTGTTCCTGTTCCCGGCGGTTCTGACTTTCATTTGTTCCTCCTCATGCTCCGAGAAACCGCAAAAACGGCTCTCTCGGGATCTTCACTCTGTGCTTGCTTGTGCAGCAGACCGGAAAGCCCAGCTTTTCAGGCTGTTCCCTCGCCATCAAGCGAAGCCATTGCGGGGTACAGCCGAGCACCTGCGCCGCCTCGCTTGCGAGGATTGTTGGCTTTGACATTGCCCGGATATCATCCAGCGTCATTTTTCCTCCTTTCTCGGCTTTAATAACTCGTCCACTGTGCAGCCGTACAGATCTGCGATTTCGTGCAGGCGCGCTGTCTTCGGATACATCTGCCCGGTTTCCCACAGATAAACAGATGCGTCTGAAACTTTCAGCGCCTTGACTACCTGCTGAACTGTCAATCCGGCGGCAAGCCTCGCTTCCTTAAAACCCATGCCTTTACATACCTCCTGTCTGAGAATACTAAGTTTTTCTTGACAACTTAGTGAATTGTGTTATTATGAAAGTACCACCTATCATTATTAAACAATCCGATAAGCTGTCCGGGGCGGTGTTCTTTTCACGCCTCATAAGCCGAGGCATGAATCATGTGCAAGTCGTTCAGAGAAAGAATCAGGTTGTTCCTCAATCGGAATAAGCGTTACAAATCCATAGAAGAAAACGGTCTAAATGTGCTTGTCGAAACCGAAGGCTCGAAAGCACGCACGGAGAAAAGGCGGTTTCTTATCAACATGTTTTTCACCGTCGTATCTGCCGTCGCCGCAGTCGCTGCCGCGATATTTGCCGCCCTTACTTACATCAACTCGTAACGGAAGGCAATGACCGCACGCGCAATGGAACGTACCGAACTGGTCATAGCCGCAGTCTGAACCAACAATCTGAAATCCCCATATATACTTGTCTTTCTTCACGCCATCACCTCACTTGTAAGTTCCGCCCTAACAAAAACTATTATAACTAAGTTTACTAAGAATGTCAACAAAAACTTAGTTATCATAGTATTGCATTTTGAACAATTATTTATTGACTAATATGGATACAATAGACAAAATCAATTATTACTTGACCAAGAGCAAAAAGACCGGCGCTGACTTGTGCGAATTTCTCGGTGTATCTAGTGGCGTTTATAGTCAGTGGAACACTAGGAGAACAAAGCCGAGAAAGAGCAAGCTACCGGCTATCGCAGAATATCTCGGTGTATCCGTGGCAGACCTGCTGCCGGACGAGGAACTCGTTCCGCAGGAGGGCATAAAAAAAGACCCCATCCCGAAGGATGGGGAGGTGAGTCCTGCCGCGCAGGAGATATTTGACTTCTTGGATTCTGCGTCCGGCGAAGAACTCGCGGACGTGATCAAATATATCCGGTATTTGAAAAGCCAGAGGGGTTGACTATGCTTGATAAAAAAGCTTACAAACTCCTAGACCTCTTCTACAAAAAAGATCGGTTGACTTTTGACGAAATTCAGGCAGAAACACACGAAGAAGAAAGAGAAAGCAGCAGTCTGTGTGTTTCCGCTCTTTGTTCTGAGAAGTTCATTTCCACTTGGGAGTCCAGCGAATCTATTAACGATGTTGGAGACCACAAGCAATTTGGCTATGAAATCACATATGTTGGTCGCGCTTATGTAGATCAAAGGAGACGCGACGGAAGGAATTTCTGGGTTCCGTATTTAATTACGACGCTGATTGCTATTTCCAGCCTTATTGTATCGATTATCAAGCCTTAGCTGCGCTGTGTGGAATTCTTTTGTAGTTATCGCAGTTTGTCGTTAGATCGCAGCCAAGAAGTCTGCTAGACCCACATATATTAGAAATAAAGACAGCGTGTTCGCAACTTCTGCACATGATTCCCTTGCATTTTGCTAGGCCGCTGTCGTCTGCAATTTCGCGCTCACGCAAAAGCGCGTCACGTTCTCGTTCAAGGTCCGCAATTCTGCGCTTTAGCTCATTTCTTGTTGTGAACACACTTACCCTCCTTCGTTTTCCGTGGAGCAGGTGTCTGCTCTTGCGTCGTGCTCTGTCGCTGTTTCTCTTGCGCTTCTGCAACAATATCACACATGGCTTTCCGAAACGCTTCAGTCATTGCATGAATCGGAGTGAACGGTTTACTCATGCATACCCTCCTTAATCATTCTCAAAAGTTCTTCCTGTTCTTCAACCGAAAGTTCTAACACGATCCGCTTTAGCTTTGTGCGAATCCGATCTATCTGGTTGCTATCATAGCACACTTCCTGTAAATTTTCCAGCATTGAGGCCTCCTATCTCCAAACTTCCAAATTTCAACGTTTATTTTTGTGCAGGTTCGGCATTGCGGCTGTTTCGTTTTGGTGATACTATATAAGTATTACCAAAATATATGGAGGGCGATGTTGTATGCAGAAGCAGATCTATCACGTGATCTGCCCGCGGTGCGGGGAAGAGTTTGACGAAAGAGAGAAGTTCTGCCCGTACTGTCAGGCTCCAAACAGAAAAATCGTATGCAAGACGTGCGGTGCGCAGATCAACGCGAAGGTAAAGCGGTGCCCGGCTTGCGGGGCAAAAAACAAAAAGAAGCTGTCTCCGCTCGGAAAAGTGCTTGTCGCGATTCTGTGCGCTCTGTGTGTTGTCAGCTTATCAAGCATGATTTCGGTAGCTCCCTCTTCGCCGCAAAACTATGAGCCAAATAACGAACTCGAAAAGCAAACGGAGAACACAGGCACCGAGTATGTACTTGAAAGCGGAGAAGACAAGCCGAAAGAGCTTTCTCGCGAAGAATACATAGCGCAATGTGAGGATCTTTCTTATTCCGCGATTTCGAGAGATCCGGACGATTACAAGGGAAAAAAAGTTGTAATAAGTGGAACAGTCATTGAAGTTCAAGAGGGATTCCTGAACTCCGTCACGCTTCGCGTGCAAACACCTTTTGGGATCTGGTATGTAACATACTCAAGGCCAGAAGGAGAAAGCCGCATTTTGGAGAACGATCAGATAACGTGCTACGGTGAATGCAAGGGCGTGCAAACTTATATTGCTGTGCTTGGCAACCAAGTCACAATACCGTCCATGCGCATGGAGTACTATGACTAGTGCAGGACCCGCGGCTCCCGCCGTTTGTCCTGCTCCTCACCCACATCTGAGACGCAGGAAAATAGCATAGGCAGCCCCTTGATATAATCAAGGCTGAGACTATGCACATCCCGAAACAGCGCGCCGTCGACGATGATGTTTACTTTCCCGTTTTCAAAGCGAATATTGATGCTCTGCATTTGGTGTACCTCCATATTTTAGAACGTCCGTTCAAGAATTTCAATTTGGAATCTTCCACAA